CGAAGAGATTAGCAAAAAAACCAAGAGCAAAAAAAAGACAACAAAGAGGAGCACCGGGCAAAGGTATCATAGGACGAAGAAGGTAAATTTACTTAAATATTGTGGCATATTTAATATCAAACATTCCCCAGTTCAAATGCTGGGTGCGTAAAGAGTTTACGGCTAACCACCAAAAATACCATGGTGAGTATCTTCATGCCTTAGCATTTGGTGTTAACACATTACCAGACCGCTCCTTATCCTTTCAGGTTGTTTTTACTGGTTGTGAAACAGATTTTGAAGGCTATCCAGATGAAAACGTACATGGCGGTGCTATGTGGGCTAGGATGCCCATACAAGCCTTGATTGCAGATGTTCCGTTAGCAGAGTGGCCAGAACCCATGGAAGACCACCTTGCCCAGCCTTGGGATTGCATGAGCCACCATCACAGTGTGGTTAGTTTAGACAGAGTCAGTTCAAGCCCTTGGTATTGTAAGATTGGGGGCGAGTTCCATCTGGGTAAATATATGTTCACCGTAGACTATACCGACCATCCTATAGCCGATGACCCTGCTCAACATAAACAATCACATGTGCTATATTTAACCGATGCAGGACAGTGGACTGGTAATTTTGTAGCCCTGCCTAACAACAGGGTAAGAGCGACCAACCCTGCTTTGTGGCGTACAGGCGATGGCCCTCCTGATTTCTCCCCTTCACAATGGGTGCACTCAGCAGAGGGACACGAGAGCTACATTGACCCGAGCATAACATTTGATAACCTATATAGTGAAGGAGATAAAAAGAAATAATGGCAACATCGAGTAGTAAAGATTTTGAGTTAGATGTAGCTGAGTATATAGAAGAGGCTTTTGAAAGATGTGGCCTCGAGTTACGCAGTGGTTATGATTTGAAGAGTGCAACTAGAAGCATCAATCTTATGTTAGCAGAGTGGGCAAACAGAGGTTTAAACCAGTGGACTATCAAAGAAAAGACCGTAACTATGGTCAAAGACACCAAAAGCTACAACATCGACAGCACCGACCCTACAGCACCAATAGATGTGTTAGATGTCTTTATACGAGAAACTGTGGGCTCTGAAACTACAGATATTCCTATGACTAGACTGTCGAGAGCTGAATACGCACATATAACAACCAAGTCGAGCACAGGCAAACCCAACCAATTTTTTATTAACAAACAACTTACTCCAACAATCTCGGTATGGCCAACACCAGATAAATCTAGCACTTACACTGTGGTTATGAATGTATTGACAAGGATGGACGATGCAGATGCGGCTACAAATACACTGGATTTGCCGTTTCGTTTCTACCCATGTCTGACCGCTGGGTTAGCTTACTACATGTCTCTGAAACGAGCACCAGAGCGAACTGGGATTTTAAAACAACTCTATGAAGAAGAGTTCGATAGAGCTATGTCTCAAGATGAAGACAGAGCCTCGTTCAGAATAGAACCAAGCACTAGGAGCTATGATATACCATGAGCTTTGCCTCAGGAAAACGTGCTTACGGTATCTGTGATATAACTGGTTTTAGATACAGATTACGAGATATGAAAAAAACATGGGATGGTTTGCTCGTGGGACCTGACCAGTTTGACCCCAAACATCCTCAGTTACAAAGAAGGTCCATACCAGATGACCCACAGGCAATTAGAAACGCAAGACCCGATGTAAAAGAGGACAACACTGTATTTTTAGTTTATACAAATGTAGGCGATGGTATCCTAGGAACAAAACTTGATACTTTTAGCGTGTCTGCTAACCTAGGTGAGGTAACAGTAACAACATGAGTTTTACACTAGCTACACTAAAAACTGCCGTACAAGACTACCTAGAGGTCTCAGAATCCACTTTCACATCACAACTTAATAATTTTATCGAAGAAGCAGAAGACCGCATCTTTTCTATGGTGCAACTACCAAATCAGAGAAAGAATGTGCAAGGGACTTTGGCCAGCAGTAACAGGTTTTTAGCTACACCTACTGATTTTTACGCACCAATGAGTTTAGCTGTGGTGAGCAGTGGTAGTTACTCCTACCTAGATTACAAGCATCCCTCCTTTATGCGTGAGTATTCTTCTACAACATCTACAGGACAACCCAAATATTATAGCTTGTTTGATGATACAGCTTTTGAACTGGCCCCTGTGCCTAACTCAGACTACACCATCGAACTACATTACTTACACAAACCAGCCTCGCTAACAAGCGGTAGTGACAGCGGTACAACTTTCTTGTCAACGGACCATCCCGATGCCTTGTTGTACGGTACATTAGTAGAGGGAGCAGTGTTCCTAAAAGAACCTCCTGATGTCGTTGCCCAATATGAGGCAAGATTCAAGGAGGCGATAAGTCGGATGAAGAATATATCTGAGGGTCGAGCAACCCGAGATGAATACAGATACGATTCTTTGCGTGGCTCAATATCTTAGTGGCAGAAGAAAGTGTAAAAACCGTAGCGATAGTCGGGCTAGGCATCTCGCAAGTAGACTTTGCAATCGGACAACAAAACGGACAAACATGGGATGAGGTTTGGTGCATCAACTCGGCTGGAGGCACATACCCCTGTGATAAAATCTTTATGCTAGACCCAGCAAGTCGTTTTTTTGATAGTAATGATGCAGGATTACAAACAGAGTCTATGGTCAAACTGCTACGAGAAACAGAGGTGCCAGTTTATACCTGTGAGTTGGATGAAAGAATAAAAAATCCAATCCGTTATCCAGTGGAAGAGGTCTGTAATGTCACAAAATGTGCCTACATGAACACAACTGTAGCCTTTGCTGTAGCTTACGCACTCTATATGAAAGTCAAAAGAATAGATTTATTCGGCATAGACTTTTCTTACAAAGAAAATTTACATTTTGCAGAGGCAGGAAGAGCCTGTGTTGAATTTTGGATAAGTAAATGTATGGAAAATGGTATAGAGGTAGGAGTGAGTGGCAGATCAACTTTGCTTGATAACAACATGCCAGCGACTCACAAACTATACGGCTTCCACAGACTTGAAAAACCTTTGGTAGCTGTGCCTCACCAAGGAAGATATTTGGTAGGTCCATTTGAAGATATAAACAAAAAATTAGAAGAACAAGGTCTAAAAATAAACGAGGATGTGGTTCCACCAGAACCTTATAGAGGATGAGCAATCAAGGAGACTTTGTATTAGGTAAAGTAGGAGTACATGCCACTGAGGGTAAGGGCCATGACCCCGAGTTTTGGGCACAACAGGCAACAAAAAAAATATGTGAAATATCAGTTGATGCACCTGACCATGTCAAGGCACAGGCTGTCGCTTTTCAAAACCAAATTTATACTGTAATCTTATATACTATAAAAAATGCAATCGAGTCGAGAGATACGACTCTGATAAATTTGCTAATAAAACAAGGCCATGAAGAAATGGCTAAAATTATTAAGGAATTATAATGGCTATAACATCTGCAATATGCACTAGCTTCAAACAAGAACTACTTGTTGAAGGTCATAACTTCACCAACGGAGCTGACTCTTTCAAACTAGCACTTTATACCAGTTCAGCAACTCTTGGTGCTGGTTCTACTGCTTTTGTAACAACAGGACAAGCCTCAGGCACGAATTATTCGAGTGGTGGCTCTGCTCTAACCAATGTGACACCAACAACATCGGGCACTACAGCGATTGTAGATTTTGCTG